AATGTGATAATGCTCACAGAGGATCAGAAATCTGTCCCAAAAGCGGAAAATATTCTTCTGTTCTAATTCTTCCAGTGTATAAATTCCCGATGCTTTCGCCATTTTACGAACTGTTTCCGCAAACGAAAGATTTTCAATTTTGCTGACAAATCCAAATACATCACCACTTTCACCGCAGTGAAAACAGGTGTAGATCTCATCATGGAAAAGATTCAGAGAATTGGTTTTGCTGTGACAGAATGGGCATTTACAGCAAGCATCTGTTATCACTTCGTATTTCCCGATAACAGAAGAAAGGGGATTTTTCAAGCGGATAAACTCCAGTAATTCCGTATTGATAAACATTTTCTTACCTCACAAACTGGTCAAATGGATTGACATTGACATCGTAAGCCGAACTTTGTGCAGTTGATTTGTCCAGCTGAGGATAATCCTTGGAAACTCTTTCGATGACCCAGTTTAGAATGGTGTGATAATCTGACTTGTATCGTTTTCCACTGGAAAGCTTGTAGTTGTTGAGAATCTCAATGCACTTATCCACAAATGCCTTGGAATGCTGTTCCGACAGCTTCTGATATTCTTCTTCCGTCATGGTGACAGCTTCTGCATATTTCTTCTTATCCGCCTTTTTCTTCGGCGGAGCAGAAGCCGTTTCATTTAATTCTTTCATATTTGATTCTTTCATACTTGATATGTAAGTATTTAATTGTCCCTGGTTTTCTATATCCTGATTTTCAAGATACAGGTTTTCTGCATCTTGTTTTTCTGTATCTGGAGAATCTGCATTTTGATTTGTTTCAGACTGCTTTTTGAGAAACAGTTCCGGACATTCCAGACCATCAGGAATATTCTCATATGGAATTTCATAGATGTGATAAACATATTCAAACCGTCCGCTTTTGGAATAGTTCGGCGGAAGCTTCTCCAAATACACATACCGCTCGTCGATCAGTTCATGGAGGGCAGCACGAACTGCCGTTTCACCCTCTTTGCAGATCTTCACCAGTCCGGCAATGGAATAGTTCCAGTCACAGGGCAGACCCAGTATTTTGGACATCAGCCCGATTGCTTTCAGACTGAGTTTCTGATTTCTCAAATGATGATTGCTCATGATCGTGAAGTCGGTGTTCTTATGCACTCTGACAACCGATGAATTTGATTCATTTGCCATAATAACCTCCGAATAAATAGAAAAAGCGTTCCTCACTGATATATGAAGAACGCTTTTCGTTATCTATTCAATTTTCTTTGCAAATTTAAGCCTGTCTGTTTGTCTTAATTTTTGAATGTAAATAAATTATAAACAATATGGTTCCCTTAGTTGGGTACGACTGCGTATGCAGTTCATCGAACACCACCCCGTGGATGTTGAAACCGTGCTTGGAATAGGCTTCTGCCGAAAGCACCTGATAGAAGCTGTTGGTCGGGATGTACACGATACGCTTTTGTGAGGTCAGAATTTTCACTCGTTTGGAAAGGGCAGGGCACATTCGCACCATATCCGCTGCTACGTCAAATACAATGGCAGCCTGTTGACGGTCGGCAGCACAGCCATACACCTCCGCACGTTCTTCACCGTCACCGCAGGTGAGCAGCAGAGCAACCGCAGCGGCAAGTTCTGATTTGCCATTTTTCTTCGGAATTTCAATGTAGGCAGTGTTGAATTGCCGATAGCCGTTCGGTTTCAGAATGCCGAACAAATCACGGATAATCTGTTCCTGCCAGTCCAGCAGTTCAAATTTCTTTCCAGCCCATGTGCCTTTGGTATGGCTAAGGCATTCGATAAAGGAAACAGCATAATCTGCCGCCTTTTTATTGTACTTGGAATCTTCCGCCATAAAGCGTGTCGGTTTGAATCGAGCCATTGTATTCACCTCCCAGGTAACAAAAAAGACCTGCTGAAAAGCAAGTCTGCATCATTTATTTTAACGCCCTCATGGGGCAGTTCTTTAATCGAGATTCCATTCCCATTGTAACCATATTACCATACAAGTTCAAGGATAGCAAGCGGCGAAACAGACAGAAAAATCAGAGAAATTTCGCCGTTTTCTTGTGTAAGATACACCAATAGAAATTTTTCCGGTACGACCGCCAGAGTCTTTCGGCTCCGGCTTGTGGGATTCGGTTTTGAAAAAATCAGTTGTACTGTTTCAGCAGGATCGCCAGTGCAGTTTCGGTTTCCGCATCCTCCGGCGGAATATCCATGCCACGGTCGAAGTTGAAAACCGTTTCAGAATTTCGCCGCAGTGTGATCTTGGAGGCTCTGCCTTCCTCGTAGCCGTAAATGGAAGGCTCCTCATAGTGTTTCACCCAGTAGTGAAATACGCTTGCTCCAACCCGAATCGTTCCTTCTGTCCACATTGTTTTTTCCTCCTGTTTTCGTTGTTTTTGCCTCTTGGCATGATGTATATTACCATACAATTTCAAGTATAGCAAGTCATATCGGAGAAATATACTGCACAAACATAACAGCTGTATTTTGTGTACTATATTTCTTCGGTACGAGCCACGGCCTCCTTGAATCAGGGGCTGTTTGGAAAGTGGTTTTAGCGTTTTCATTTTAATGTCTAATGCAATATTAAAATCAATTAGACTTGCTATTTATTTTTAGCATATTCAAATATTCCCGTGTTCTTGCGATAGTTAACAATCTTTTTACATATAATAGCAAAAAGATATAACAGTTAATGTTGACAATTGTAAAAATATCGATTATACTTATTGTTAACCAACAATTAGGAGGTGCATTATGCGTAAAGTTAGAGGACTGGATGCAAAAATTTCAAAAGACAGTACAGGTGGTTTTATTAGTGTGGACTGGCATTGCCCATACTGCGGTGGATACAATGCAGGTTTCTATTTCACATCAAATGTGGAAGCATTAGGCGATAGTTTTGAAGTTGATCATGAGTGTGATAACTGTGGTAAAACAGTTACCATTGAATGTGTCGACGTTGAAGACGATCTTTTTGATTAACAATTAGTAATAAACTGAAAAACATCTATCAAAGCAAGTCCTACGTTACCTCGTATGGGCTTGTTTTTGTGTAAGAAAGAAAAGTTCAGCTTGTTCCACTGCATATCAGATTTCAGCTTTGATTCATCATCGCAGACAAGTGCGACCTCATCTTCAAAAGGGTATATCGCCTGCAAATATCCGCTGACTGTTTTCTGCATGGATTCCAGACTTCCGTCAATTTCGGCTTCTCTTGGGTGTTTTCCGGGTTCAACGATCAATATTTTCATGGAGTTTCCTTTCTGAGCCATCGGCGGGACAGTTGGTTCTGCCCCTCGGCTCTGTTGTTTTAGTTCAGGCGGCTGCGGTGAATGATGCTGACGATTTTCTCCCGTTCCTCCGTGGAAACGCCGATGCTTTCCAGTGCCTGCCGAATGCCGCAGTCTGGGCAAATAGGCGTTTGGTTGTCCGTTCTGGAAAGTGCAGGCACACCGGAATACGGCTTTCCGCAAAGTGGGCAGACTGTCGAAACTGGCTTATCCGTTTTCATGGTGGTACACCTCCCGTTCGCTGATGTCCATGGCTTTCCGCAGGTGTTTCAGGTCAAAACCGAACTGGCGGTATCCGTCCACACAGGTGCGGATGTAGGCAGAAGTGGGGATTCCCAGTTTCCGTTCCTCGTGCATAATGTACACAAAGGCGGTCAGCTTTTTTCCGGTTTCTGCAAGGGGAAGTTCCAGTTCCGTTTTGTAGTAGAAATGGGGATACCCCTCATAGCGGTCAAGGGCAAGTTCATCTCGTTCCGACACCGACCAGACTGCCGCCGGAACGGTACAGCCCTGTTTGGGCTCGATGGTCAGATAGGAGCCGGTCTTGCTGCCTTTGAACAGCAGCTGGTAATTTGGGATCTCCGCAGTCCCCACAATTCTGGCATCCGGGCAACGGAACTGCATCTGTTTCACGTTCAGATTGCTGCCGTAGGCAAGGTAAAACTTTTTCATGCAATCAAATCCTTTCTGAAAGGGATACCCTTTCACCACCATAAGACCGCCGAAGCGGTCTGGTGTAGCTGGTAGCAAAAGGCTGTCTCTTCATCGGCCGAACCGGAAGGCTGCATCGCCATCCAAGTTTTTGGTAAGGAACGTTCTGGCGGTGGCGAACTCCTCGCCGACCAGCCCCAGCCGGATCAGCCATGTCCGCATGGCGAATTTCGGATTTTCCGTTTGCTGTGGTTTCGGGCTGGCGGTTCGCAGTCCCTTTGCCATTTCGGAAAGGGCAAGGCAAAGTTGTATGTAGCTTTTCAGCTGTCCGGCATGGAGTCCGTTTTTTCTGCCGTCGGCAGGCTTGTCAAACTGGAACAACCGGAATTCAATTGTGCCCTTGGTGAAGGTGGCGTGATAGTTCAGCATGTGGTATCGGCTGTCGTTGTAGTGCTGATTTCTGCCGTAATTTGCACCGTTCGCCGAATACCAGATGTCTGCGAACTGTGCCATGTTGGTGGGCTTTTTTCGGTTCAGCTGTTCGATGAATTGGGGATTGACCGTTCTGCAATATCGGTTCATTCTGCCTTGGTCGATTTTCAAAGCATCTGCAATCAGTCTTTCGTGGCTCGCCATGATGTTTGCAAGGTTTCTCAGGCTTTGCGGTGTGTGTCCGTTGGCACCGATGTGAATGTGTACTCCGGCTCCGATGCCTGCATGGCTGATTGCTCCGGCTTTGCGAAGCTTTCTGACCAGTTCCTGCAAGGTTTCAATGTCCTCGTATTTCAGAATCGGCGTGACCAGTTCGCACTTTTCGGCATCGCATCCTGCAATGCTGACGTCTTTCTGGAATTTCCATTCTCTGCCCTGTGCATCCCAAGCCGACCAAGTGCTGTAGCCGTTTCGGCTGGCGGTGTATTCGTATCTGCCTGTGCCGAAATGGTCGGCGGCAAGTTTGGCAGCTCGTTCTCTGGTGATGTGGTTCATCTCAATCTCCACGCCGATGGTCTGGTTTTTCAGGTTTTCGATCTGTTTTTCTGTTTTTGCGTTCATGATGTTTTCCTCCGTAATTTCGGGCTTTGTCTCGGCTGTCGCCTCAGTCGGTGCTTCTGCTTCGCAGAGGTTGCCACTGGCAACCCGCACCCTTTCGTTGTAACCATATTAACTCTAAACGGAGGAGATAGCAAGCGGCTAAATCTACAGAAAATGAGGTCAAAAGATTGTGTAGAATACACGCTTGCAATCCTTGCGATTGTATGGTAACATACCGTACAATGGAGGAGGTGCCGCCTTATTTTTTCGCCTCGGATACGGTCTGGAAACTGTCGATTTCGGGAATCAGAGCAAGGGAAGAACCATTCTCCCACCGCATATGAATGCTGCCCACATCATCAATATGTGTGACCTCGCCGACTGTTCCTGGAAGAACCGGATATTTTTCATTTCGCATAGAAATCAGCTGTAATTTCGTTCCGACAGGGTACTTTTTTCGCAGCTGTTCCAGATAAGACTTACTCGGAAACTGCATCAGTATCACCAACCTTTCTGAATGCGGAATTGCCGGACAGATGCCGAAGAATGACCTTTCTTGCCGCCTTGAATTCTGCCCCCACCATTCCCAGACGAATCAAGAAACACCGCATGGTGTACTTGGGATTGTCGGAGGTATCCGGCTTGCGGTTGATGCGTCCTTGATTCTTTGCAAATTCGCAGAGCATGGAGATGAACGTACAGTAGGCATCTGCATCACCGTCTTGCTCTACTTTGAACCATGGAAATTCCACCTTTTCATCAGATGAAATCATGTCGAGCGTATCCGTCTGAAAAGCCGCCTTGAAGAGTGTGGCTTTGTTTTCGCAGATCTGCTGAAGATTACCCAGCGTATGTTCATTGAAAAAGTCCGCAGGCATCTGAACCGTCAATTTTGTGGATTCCGGTTCTGTTGTGTCCGGAACAGTATAGCCCTGATTCTCCAGTTCGGCAAGAAGCCGTTCTGTTTCCTTACGGTCGGCTTGATCGCTGATTTCCAGATCACCTGCTTTGGTAACAGTGTAGCATTCCCCGATTTTGTAAGTACAAGTGGGCATATACTGATATTCTGCCGTTGTTCCAATGATCGTGGCTATCGCCCATGCCAGTTTCTTTCGTTCATTTCCAGCCCGTCCAAATGCAATTATCATATGTTTTCCTCCCGATTTTCGGTGATTTGCCTTTCGGCAGTACATATGTTAACTCTTTTTTCCACAGATAGCAACTGTGAGATGTGTAGAATGTTTCGGCGGTCATTTGTGAGAATCAGACAGATGCGATTCGTTCTTCTGCTTTTTTGCAATAGACTGGATTCAGTTCAATTCCGATACACTGCCGATGCAGTCGCTTGGCAACTGCACCAGTAGTTCCGCTTCCGAAGAACGGATCAAGAACCACACCATCTTTTGGACAGCCTGCCAAAATACAGGGTTCTACCAACTGCTCCGGAAACATAGCGAAATGTTCTCCCATGCGGTAAGAGTTGGTGCTGATATTCCAGACATCTCGCTTGTTTCGCATGGTTTTTCCCTGCATTCGTTCGTTGTAATCTGTCCCATTGATGCCCTGTTCCGAAAATTTGCCATACTTGTTTCGACCAGAGCGACCACGAGCGTATCGCTTCAGGCTGCTCTCTGCTGTTGGTTCCATAATTGCTGCTGCATTGTAGTAATACCGACTGGATTTTGCAAGCAGGAACAGATGTTCATAAGACTTTGTGGGGCGATCTTTTACACCTTCCGGCAGACAGTTGATCTTGTTCCAGATAATGTCCGAACGGAGATACCAACCATCTGCACGAAGGGCAAACGCCAACATCCATGGAATTCCAATCATATCTTTTGGTTTGATGGCATTCCATGTAGTTGGCATAGCAGCTGCAGCACTATCCGCCGGAATTTGATACGAATGCTTACAATGCGTAGGCTTTCGACCGACTCCTTTTCCACTTCCGGCATAGCTATCGGCGATGTTCAACCACAAAGTTCCGTCTGGTCGAAGCACTCGCCGTACTTCTCGAAATACGGCAGTCAGCTTTTGTATATACTGTTCTGGAGAATCTTCGATTCCAATTTGACCAGCATTGCCGTAATCCCGCAAACCATAATAAGGTGGGCTTGTAACACACATGGAAACGCTGTCATTTGGAAGTGTTCGCAGCCCTTCCAAGGCATCTGCACAGAGAATTTTAATCATCGGGAAGTTCCACTTCCTTTACCAATTCAGAATATGCAATCTGCTTTCCATCCCGCACGACATACACATCATCGGAATTTCCGTCATGCAGCTTGATGTAACGTTCTACTGCCACATCTACAAACTTCGGTTCCAGTTCCACACCGAAGCACACACGATTTAGCTGCTCGCAGGCAATTAATGTAGAAGCACTTCCCAGAAATCCATCCAGCACCATTCCATTTGTCTGCGTACACTGGGAAATCAGATAGGCGATCAGCGGCACCGGCTTACTGGACGGATGTCCGCAGCCGTCCTCTTTGCTGTTTTTAATGCGGTCAAACTCAAATACGGTTTTCTGTTTCTGGTCACCATACCAGATATGCTTTCCGTCTTTTCTCCAGCCCCAGATAATCGGTTCATGGATATACTTCCAGTCGGTTCGGGTGAGAACAAGACGGTCTTTCTTCCAGACAAGTCCTGCACCGACTTTGAAGCCTGCATCTTCATAAGCATCATGAAATACACGTGCCTTGGAGGTGGCATAAAACACATAAATGCTTGCATCCTTCGCCATGGCATCTTTGAATCTCTCAAATGCAGATTTCAGAAACGCATATCCTTTTTCATCGTCAAGGTCATCATTCTTGATTTTGCCTGACGTGCTTTCCAGATTGACAAGATACGGCGGGTCTGTGCAAACAAGATTTACTTTTGTGTTTCCAAGAAGTGCTGTATAGGTTTCCGGTAAAGTGGAATCACCGCAGATAACGGTGTGCTTTCCAAGATGCCAGATGTCACCTGTTTTGGATTTGCAGGGCTTTTCCAGTTCTGCATCTACATCAAAATCATCCTGTTTTGCTTCATCACTGTTAATGTCGAAAAGGTCAGCAATTTCAGATTCATCGAAACCAGTCAAACCAAGGTCAAATCCGAGATTCTGCAACTCTTCCATCTCAACAGCAAGCAGTTCATCGTCCCAACCAGCATCTAATGCCATCCGGTTGTCAGCAAGAATGTACGCTTTCTTCTGTGCTTCGGTCAGATGGTCGGCATACACACAGGGTACTTCTGCAATACCTTCTTCTTTTGCGGCTTCAATTCTGCCGTGACCGGCGAGGACGTTATATGCCTTGTCGATAATGACCGGATTGACAAATCCAAACTCACGCAGAGAAGAGCGAAGTTTCAGGATCTGTTCCTTGTTGTGCGTTCTGGCGTTGTTGGCATAAGGCACTAACTTGTTGATGTCAACAAGCTGAAATTCTTTGGTTGTGGTCATGCTCTATTCCTCCGCTTCAAAACTTTCTGTAAGCCTTTTCTGGCATCCAGTACTTTTCCACTGACCGCCTGTCCCTTGATTGTGCGGTATTGCTGTTTGGTCATCTTTTGGCGATTGGCTTTCAGATCTCGCCAGAACTGGGTATCTGCTTTCATGCTGTCTCACTTTCTGCTGCTCAGAAGCTGCTCCATCAAATCATCCTGCGGTGTACCGTCAAATTTGGTCGTACAGTTCTGTTTCACAATATCGAAAATCTCATACCAGAGCAAGTTTGCCTGTTTCTGAAATGTCTGGCTCATCTGCACAAACGGGGAAGCAATAACGCCGCCCGTGGTCGGGTGCTTTCCCAGCAGTCCATAGGTACTGAGGGCTTCTTCACACTGTACAAATCGGGCGAATGCCTGCGAGTAGCTTTCCAGCAGCCGTTTGTTGACGTGCTTTTCACAGCCACGCTGTTTCAGCCAGAGCCATGTTTCTTTGTACACGATGTCCGCTCCCAGCGGTTTTCCGTTCTTCTGCTGGGCAGACAAGTATGCACTGGGGCTTGGCATATCCGCACCGGTCAAATCAGCGGCATCGTCCAGATCAGCTGCGTCCAATTCCGGAGCATGAAATTCTATAATATCTGCATCCTTACCCTCTGCGATTTTGTCGGAGAGGGCTTTCGGCTTATCACCCGCACGAACTCGTCTGCCGCCTCTTCTTGTGCCGTCCTTTGCCATCTGATTTCACCTGCCTTTTGAGAGAAAAATAGCCGAAACTGCGTAGGTTTCGGCTTGTTTGCATATTTTCGGGGTTAATCCCCCGTTTGAACCTTGGTTTTTGTGCGTGAGAGGGAACGCCGGTCTGTAAAAAATTCACAATTAGAGATTTTTATCCCCCCACCGGCAGCATTTCTGACACAATCAATACCGATAGACGGGATTTCGGTCTTCCGTCCATGTCTTACGGTCGTGGCAGGACTTGCATAACGCCTGCCAGTTGCTTTCATCCCACATCAGGTGCGGATCACCACGGTGAGGAATGATATGGTCGACCACGGTCGATGCCGTGAACCTTCCCTGTGATTTGCAACGCACACACAAAGGATGCCGGCGGAGATACGCTTTGCTCAGCCTCTGCCACCTGCTGCCGTAGCCACGCTTAGCGGCAGACGGTCGGTCTGGGTGCAAGGACTGGTGCTCTGTACAGTACAAGCCGTCTGTCAGATTGGGACAGCCGGGGTGCTTGCATGATTTCAGTGCCTTCCACGGCATAAGGTTCACCTCCGGATACAAAAAGCCGCCTCGGATGATTCCATGGCGGCTCTCGTTTTATTCTTTGCTATGATACAGTATAGCATACCATAAAGCTCTTATCAAGTCTTATGAACTCTGATGAACTCTTAACTTTTCAAGTGCTTTATTGTGGAGGTAGTAAATATGCTGTACGCTATAGTCTAATTCACTTGCCACCACTTTCCATGGCTTAAACTCCAGATACCGTTTTGTAAGAAGATCACAGGCATCTGCATCTGTGACCTTCTGAATCTGTTTCCACATTTCATGCATCAAATGTTGAAGTTCCATTTTGGTTTCTTCGATTTCTTCTTCCAATGACAAAATTTTTTCTACAGCAATTTCCATCTTGTGTGGTTCTGGAGAAACTGTTTTAGGGGAATCTCCACCTTTTCCACCCATACCCTCAGCAGATTGTCGTATGCAATCGATCTCATGCTCTTTCCGAAAGATTCGGTGGCGGAGGCGTTCTGCCTCTTCCATGTATGCTTTTGGATTCATGCATTTTCCTCCCTCACAATTTCAGCACGCACAGCAGTCATCAAAGCGGTCTGGGTTTGTTCTTTCTGGATCAGGGCTTTCAGGATGCGTTCGTCAATCGTATCCTTGGTGATGAGATGTTGAATGACAACCGTTTCGGACTGCTGCCCCTGCCGCCACAGTCTGGCGTTGGTCTGCTGGTAGAGTTCTAAACTCCATGTCAGTCCAAACCAAATCAGGTGAGAACCGCCTGCCTGTAAGTTCAAGCCATGCCCGGCAGCGGCAGGATGCAGCAGACCAACTTGCAGCCTTCTGGCATTCCAGTTCCGGATACTGTCGGAGGATTGGATTTCCTGATACGAAACCCGTAACCGTTGCAAGCGTTCCGCAATTCTTGTTCGGTCATGCTTGAACCAGTATGCCACCAGAACAGGCTTGCCGTTGGTCGCCTCTATCAAGTCTTCCAGTGCATCCAGCTTTCGGCTGTGGATGGGAATCACCGCTCCGGTGTCGTCATACACTGCACCATTCGCCAGTTGAGAAAGTTTGTTGCTGAGGGCAGCAGCGTTGGCGGCGGTAATCTCAGTGTCCTGCATCTCCAGAATCAATTCGGACTTGAACTGCTTGTAGGTTTCTTGCTCCGTGTCGGACAGCTGTACGGGATATTCGTTGGAAAGCAGTTCGGGCATATGCAGGTGGTCGATGGCTTTCATCGAAACCGTGATGTCCGATATTTTTTCGTAGATCCGTTCTTCTGCATCGGGCAGAGGCTTGTAGGAGTACACGATATAGCCGTTCTGCTTGTCGGGCTTGAAGTAGGCGTTCCGGTACTGCCCGATGAATCTGCCGAGCCGCTGCCCCATATCCAGCAGACGGAATTCTGCCCATAAATCCATCAAACCGTTGCTGGCAGGCGTTCCGGTCAGCCCCACAATGCGTTTCACATTCGGTCGAACTTTCATCAGGGCTTTGAAGCGTTTGCTCTGGTGACTCTTGAAACTGGAAAGTTCATCAATCACCACCATGTCATAATCGAACTTCGTGTTGTTGACAAGCCAGTCGATATTCTCCCGGTTGATGATGTAGAGGTCGGCAGGGGTTTTCAGGGCATCAAGGCGTTCTTCCTCTGTGCCAACTGCTACACTGTATCGCAGCGGTTTCAAGTGCTCCCATTTTTCAATTTCAGCAGACCATGTATCACGGGCAACTCGCAGCGGTGCAATAATCAGAACCTTTCTGACCACAAACAAATCAAACATCAAATTGTGGATTGCGGTCAGTGTTGTAATCGTCTTACCAAGTCCCATGTCCAGAAAAAGTGCTGCGATTGGATGTTCTTCGATAAATCGAACAGCATATTTCTGATAATCATGTAGTTCCATCGCTTTTCACCTCCAAGATGATTTTTTCGATGTCCTCACAAGCATCCAAGACGTAAACCAGAAAACCCAATCGCCTCAGAAGTTTATGCCGGGAAAGTTGAAGTGGTCTGGGTTTCTCTCCGGGTGCTTTCACTTCCACAAAAGCGATTCTGCCGCCGGGCATCAATACGATGCGATCTGGAACGCCTGCCGTTCCGGGAGACGTGAATTTCCAACACACACCACCATTTTGCTTTACTGCCTTTGTGAGTTTTTCTTCAATGATTTTTTCTCGCATGGATTCTCCCTGTTTTTCGAGAAAATGGAGGTCATAGGAAGTCAAATACAAACCTTATATATAGAGAAAAATTTTACTTTTTTTCTCGCCTGCGTAAAGTCTGTATATGAGTTCCTATGACTTCCACTTTCCCTATATTTCGGTGTTTTTTGGCCTTAAAAGTGGAAGTCGATTTTATAAAGTGGAGGTCAAAAACATACTTTTAGTCAAGAAAATCGAATTTGATGCAAAGTCCCATAATCACATTACACTTTGTTGTTCTCTTACGTTTGTACCCAGCCTGTTCCAAAGCAGAATAGAAATCTGATGTGCTGCGAACAAACTCACCGTTTTCAAGACAGTATTCACGATAGTGCCGATATAGTTCTCCGGACTTTTCCTGATAGCTTTTATCCACTTCACAACACTCATTGATGAAGTTTCCAAGCCAGTCATTGCCTTCCCGATAGGCTCCGATTGCATCTAAAACACACTGCGGTCTGTTGATCTGGTAGTTTGCCGCAATGACCTTTCTTGCACCTTCAATCAGCCAGGAAAGCACCGCACCGCCAGCGTTATCGACCAAGTGCTGCGTATAGTTTTTGATGTCCTTGGAGCCTTGAATTTTTGCGTGAAACGGGATCACAATCAATCTTCTCCATGTTCCGTCATCCGATGCACCAACCTTTGGAAGATGATTGGTGTAGAGTACAAGTGTATGAGAGGGTTCAAAGTGGAACGGTGCTTTGAACTTCTTCTCGGCAAAAATTGGGTCGGTCGAGCACAGCTGCTTCACCACGCTGGTATTCAGCCGCATGCCCTCTTGCAATTCTGCCGCAATAATCATCCGCTTTCCCTTGAGTTCTGCCATTTCCGGCTTCACGTTTCTCTTGCAATTGACAGTCAGGGCATCTGCTGAAATGTTGCCGCTGTAACTGCCGAGAACCTTGTAAATGACATTCCAGAACGTTGATTTTCCGTTTCGTCCGTCACCGTAGGCAATAATCATCGCCTCCAAATACACCTTACCCACAATACAAAGTCCGCAAATCATCTGCACATAGTCAATCAGGCTCTGGTCGCCGCAGAAGAACAGCTGTAAGGCATCCTCCCACAATTCCTTACCGGTATCACTTGGAACGACCGCCGTCACTTTCGTTAAGAGGTCAGCAGGGTCTGTAGGTTTCCAGCCATTCAATCCGTCAGGCAGATAATACGTTCCTCCGGGGGTATTTAAGAGCATCGGGTTGCTGTCGAGGGCTTCTGGATTGTGGAGAACCAGAGGCTTTGCTGCATCCAATGCATTGGTCATACTGCGAACATGGCGGTATTTCATCACGAATGCCTTGAAAGTGGCATAGTACTGATACTCCTTGTATACGGCTGTCTGTTCTTCATCCAGACTATCCCGAAACTTTTTGCCGCCATTGATTGCTGCATCTCTGGGAATCCCGAGGTGTTCGAGGGTCTGCAAGGCGGCTTCTACCTGCTTTTCGGCTTCTGCCAGCTGTACGTCTGTATGTTCAATCATGGCAAGGGTGACAGCGTGTTCTGACTCCTCCCAATAGGTTCCGTTGTAGCGAAGATAATCGGTCGCAATGGTAAATGCCACCTCATCTGAGAAGCCTTCTACAAATGTGCGAGCCTCTCCAACGTCCGAAAAATCATCGGGAATCAGGGACTGTTTGCCGTATGCTTCAGGAGAAATATATCCTTCCTGCGAGGTTACTTTTTTGCCGAATTTGCAGGCACTGTGCCAGATGGTTTCCAATTCTTCATCCGGTAGCGGCGGTTCGCATTCTGAGGCTTTTTCCAGAAACTTCTGATAACTTTCCTCAGTCACACCAAAACGCTTGACCAGCTTTCCAGCCATGCGAGACATTGTGCTGTTACGCTGTCCCTGCGGAATGTTACGGTTTGACTTCATCAGTGTAAGCCAGTCCTCAATGGATAAACTGCCTTCGTGCCATACAACATCGCTTGAACAGCCAAAGAGAAAACGTGAGGCATCCAGTGCATTTCCATCAAAAAACGGCAGTTCCTTATGGATTTTCTGCTTTATCGCCTTGTGAGAATTTGCATCCTTGCAGGGTGCTGTCGGGAAAAATACATGGAAACGGGGACGGGCAGATTTGCTGCCTTTCGCCAGCATATGATGACGGCTGTAGGTCACTGCAAATGCAACATCACTGAGGAAACTTGCCAGTTTTTCCTGTGTGATCCAGTCTTTCGGGTCATCTGAATGGTCGTTGTCACAATCCATAGGTACTACATCAGACAACAGGAAATTGGCATCACTGCGGGCAAAATTCTCATACTGAGCACAGACATGATCATAGACAACAGCTTTTTTCAAATCCGCTTCTGAAGTAATGACCTTTTGGTTGGGATAAAGGATATTCTTTTCATTGCCGGTACAGTTTGCTGTATAGAGCGTAAATTTCATTCTATTTCCTCCAGTTCTTCTGTAAAATACCGAATGGTCATATGCCGCCGCTTCGCCCATTTGATCTCCTGCTGCATCCCCTCCGACCGCACAGAACCAAACACCCACAGCTGGGCACACTTTGACAGCAGTACCAAATTCATGAACATCGCTGTCTGACGATCTTCGCCCAGACTGTCATCCATGAACTGTGGAAACAGCAAATGGGGAGCGATAGGGACATAGTGGGTATCTACCGCAAAGCGGCTGTATCGTCTGGCGTTTTCGATATTGTCGTTGATGCAGCCGTAGGAATAGGGAGAACAAATGTATACCAGCGGTCGATAAGCGGCAGCCTTTTTCGCCCTGCGTTCCTCTCGTTCAATACGGCTCAGTGCCTCATAAGCAGTGAGGTCGATGTATCCCTCAGCGTTATACAGATTCATGCAGTGCTCCTTTCAGCCGTTTCTGTGTGCAGGCATCGCAGTAAACAGCACTGCTGAAAATATCAAAGTTTTCTGCTGTCCAGAAGATACTCAGATCAACCGGCACTTCTGCACTGCACTGCGGGCAGCGGCAGTATACGTTTTCATTGTTGATCTCCACGGAGATACTGGTGGTGTCATTCAGATTTTCTTTGATGTAAAACATATGGAATCCTCCTCAGTCCTTTTTGTAAAAGCTGCATTCATATCCGTCTGCCCGAAGCAGCAGTCCCTTTGCCCAGTCTGGTGTTCTCGCCATCTGCTGACAGATCTCATCCAGCTTTGTATCTTTCGGGCATTCGATGATCATTTCATCGTGAATATGCCCGACAATGAAGTATTGTGATAGTGTCTGCATGGAATACATCAGCAGATCTCTTGCAATTCCTTGGACGCAGTTCTCTACAAATTTCGGCCCATAGCTTTCAAGCCTGTCCCATTTTTTCTGAGCATTAATGCCCATATATGTAACAGATTCACCGCCGAATTTATTCTTACCGATGTAGGGTTTAGCATAAGCAAGACGTCTTCCGCTTGGCAGCCTTATAAACAGAAACCCTGCCTCATAGGAAAATAGCAGTCCGTGTGTTTTCGTTGCTGTTTTTTCTTTGACTGCCTTTTTTACAGCTCTATCTACCGCCCACCAGAATTCTGTAATATGCGGTGAAGCCTCACGCCAGTCGGTTACGATCTGTTTCAGTTCCGTATCGGATAAGCCAAGAGAATCTGCTCCCATCGCTTTCATGGCTCCAACCGATCCGCCGAAACCACAAGCCAATTCGGATATCTTTCCTTTCTGCCTTAAATGACCGTTTTCACCATGCTTTACAACTGGCACACCGAACATCTTTGATGCTGATGCACAGTAAATGTCCTCACCGTTTGCAAAAGCCTTCATTCGCCATTCTTCACCTGCAAGCCATGCGATCACTCTTGCTTCAATGGCAGAGAAATCGGCAACAAGGAACTTATAACCGGGTTTTGGCACGAACGCCGTCCGAATCAGCTGTGAGAGCGTGTTCGGAACGTCTTCATACAGCAGTTCTACTGCTTCTAAATCACCAGACTTCACAAGCTCCCGTGCATCTTCCAAATCGGGAAGGTGATTCTGTGGCAGGTTTTGCAGCTGAATGATACGACCAGCCTCTCGACCTGTTCGATTTGCACCATAGAACTGAAACATTCCTCTTGCACGACCATCCGAGCAAACGGCGTTCTGCATGGCTTGATACTTTTTGACCGAGGATTTTGATGCCTGCTGTCGAAGTAGCAACACGGCTTGCAAGTCCGGCGGAGCGGTTTTCAGCTGTTCCTGTACTTCTTTTTTTCCCAATGATTCTAACTCCAATCCGTGTTCCGCCAGCCACTGTTTCATCTGCTGAACAGAGTTCGGATTGTCCAAGTTGGTCAGATCTTTCAGTTGATGCAGCAGCTTATCCTTCGTGAGCGTGTCCATACGAATTGCTTGCTGCACCAGCTGCAAATCCAGTTGTATTCCTCGATCGTTGATGGACTGGTCAAGGACATACTCCTGCCAGACAAATTCCGGCACAGGAAACCGAGCAATTTTTTGTTCAATCGCTTGTTCCGTTTCCACATCCCGTTGGTTGTACGCCCGAAAGATGTTCCATTTCTCCGGAGCATCGGTCGGAGCATGAAACTGCGGAACACCGTTCACATGGTCATATGGTATGCAGAAATGGCGAATCAGGGCTTTACCCTCGGACATTTTTTGTTGCTGTAACTGTAGAACTGCTCCCACGCCGGCAAGGCTCAGCGGCAAGCCCAGATAGGCAGCTGCCACCATCGTGCATCGCCATGCGTTCGGGCTGAGGTAGTTGCCGCAGGCATCCTCCGGCGAGCCGTACGAAACGAAGCATTCCGGATAGTTTCGATGCAGCCAGACCGACAGGCAGATCCGTTCAAAGCTGGCGTTGAAGGCATGTTTCTGGATGCGGTCATCCGTCAGAGCGTTCAGGATTTCTTCTGGCAGCTGTTCACCGCTGGCAAGGTCAACCACTTGCACCGGAGCATCGTCCACGGAATATGCAAAAAGCAGAATATCAAAATATGGGGAATCTGCATAACGATACACACCTGATTTGGCAATGTCGATGTCGCTTTTGGTTTCTAAATCAATCATCAATTTTTGCATATCTCAATTACCCACCCAAGCATAACGCCTAGCTGTCCGCCCAGCTATCTTAGTTCAGAAAATCCTCGTCTTCTACGGTTGCGAAGTCGTCCTCTGCACGGCTGTGACCGCCCAGCGGCTCGCCATCCCGAATCTTCTGGACGTTCTGCAAGCCGCAGGCAATGCCACGGGATGTTTTGGTGTTGAACGCATAGAAGGTGATGCTGGCTCTGCCATAGACACCGCTGTAAATCTCGCTGTGATCTAAAATCTGCTGGCAGGCAGCGTCTACGATACCGGGGGCAGTGATGGAATTGGCATTGACGAAATAGCTGTTGGCATACGCTTCATCGTCCGGGCGTTCTAAGTCACCATCCCGAAGCGGTGTCTTGAGGGAAGTCAGCGGCGGAACGGACTTGCTGTTGCCTTTCAACTTGCCCTGTCCTTCCTCGTAGGCAGCCTGAATGGCGGCACGAATCTTCTCGATGGTTTTCGTGTCCGACTTCGGAATGATGAGGGAAACACTGTACTTTGGCTTGCTGTTCTCGTCCATTGCCTTTGCTTCCCAGAGGTTGGCGTAGCTAAATCTGCATACACCGGTTACTACTTTTGCAGGATTGATATACTTTGCCATGATAAAAACTCCTTTATTCTTTGAAATCTACCTGTGCAGTATTCCACGCAGGTCGTTTGTCTGATAGCGGAACAAGTGTTGGTTTGCCCTGTGGTTTCACAAGCAAATTTCCCAACAATTCTTCGAATTTTTTCTTACCCAGCATTCTGGTCATTGCGGTAATGCCCAGTACCTTATGTTCATATGGGTCGAACCCAGCAGCTTGTACCGCCTCCGCTGCTGCAGTTTCACTGCAATATGCTCGTCTGGTTCTGCCTTCAACCAGCTTCCAATTCTTCCACGCCTTTCCCTGTAAGGACTGCTGCAAGGCGTATTCTTTGACATCGGATGCCCACACAACCAGCTGGTCAGCAGTTTCCAGAATTGCTTCAACTTCGGTATCGGTCAGCTTGTCTGGCATCGCAAAATCATACTTCGCCAATTGCAGATTGTACTCCGCCCGTTTCCGGCAAGTTGCTTTCACTTTGCAGAACCGACAATGTTCACCAGCACAGAAATCACCACCGCCTCTGGCAGCAAGTTCGGCTTTTGGTTTCAGTTCGGTTTCCGCCCAGTGCAGCAGTTCCGGCAGCGGCATGATGTATTCGCTGAGGTTCTGGATTCTCGGCTGAAAAATCACCATCCGGATTTCTGCAATGTCATAGAGGGCATCGAACAGTTCCAACGCCCCCAGAGCGTACAGCATCATCTGCGAGTTGTGGTCGGCAGACACCGCCACGCCCTTGCCATACTTGAAGTCGATAACGGTTAGAACGGAATCTGCAACAATCACGCAATCTCCCGTGCCGAAGCCGTCCGGAACGTATCGACTGAAATCCAACCGCTGTTCTACTAAAACCATTGGTTCTTGCAGATTTGCCAGCAGTTCGGCGATGTACTGGGCGTAGCTGTCCGTGCAGTCTTCCATTTCCGTGTCGTAGAAATCTAAGTTTTCCACTGGACTGGAAGCCGGATTCCCAAGCAGTTTTTGTACCTTATATTCTGCCAATTCGTGGGCACACGTGCCTTCCCGGGCGTAGTCCGTCACAGTATCCGGCAGGGCAGCACAGAGCTGTGCGGAGGGCGGACACGCCAGCCATCGGGCACTGGAGGAAGCAGAGAGCATGGCGTGTTTATTCGGCATGGGCTGCCTCCTGTGCATCTGCGAACAGTGCAGCGTACCGTCCCGGCGGAACTTCAGACAATCGACTGCCGCCATGCTTTTGCAGCAGTTTCAGCACCGTTTCCTTTTGTCCGCTGCGGGACAGATTTGCCAGAACGCTGCGGACTTCTTCCAGTGTGACCGGCTTTTCTACAGCTTTTTTGACCGCTTCTTCTTTTTGTGGATAAATCTGTGTAAACGTCTCCATTTCCGCTTTGGAAGCACTTTCTGCCCACTCTGATGCGACCTTTACGAAATCGCTGAGTGCAGCAAGGACATCTATGAGGGTTTTCATTCGGTTTCACTCCTTCGTTTTCCAAACTGAACAATATGTATTCGTTCCATAGGCAGAAATGATCTGTTGTACAATCTTCTTTTGCTGTTCATCCGCATAAGAGCTTAATTCCCGCAGCGTTCGAATTTGCTCTTGTGACAGAATATTTCGATGTGGATGATACCAATCTGCAAGACGAATTCCGCCGCCGTTTCCATGAATACTTTCAAGAGGGTATTGCAATACAAGTGTCTGAACGTCTCTCTGAATGGTTCTTTTTGAAACACCAAGTTCCTGTGCTAAATCAGACAGATAGCACTTCCGTCTTCCAACCAAAATCCGCATAATTTCAGCACGGCGTTCAGATGCACTCATATTCTCCCCCCTTTCTTAATTGTTCGACTGTATTCTACTGCTCAAACACGACACCTTTTGTCGTGTTTGAAAAGAGTTCGCAAAACATTTTCAATTTGTACATGCATAAAAACACCGACAAGGTACAGAAAAAAATTCTGCACCTCATCGGATGTTCTCACTTTTTTACCAAACTGGTCAGCCACGGAGCAA